GAAACAATTTTTCAATCGGTACTATCCAAATAACTTTCCCAATGTTCGACGATGTAAGCCAGCCTTGTTTCTTTTTCCTGTGGTTCATAGATAAAATCAATCGTGCCTACATTCAGATCTGACGCATTTGCAAGTTCAAAAAATGTCTTTGAATCAAAGTTAGATATTAAATCAATTATTTCGTCTGCATAAATTCCCATGCCTTTTGTTTCATGCTTCAAGGCTTTTATGTAGTTTTCTTGATACAACCTGAAACCATCGTCATTAAAGCTTGATGCAATTTCATTTTCTAAAGATGATACAAACTTTTCCCAATCTTCTTTTGATTTGTTTTCTATTTTAAATGGTTTAGGTTTTAAATTCATATTTGCAATCTGTGAAAGATTACCCTTTTCAACGCTTGCGTCAAGTTTCTTTCTGTCTATCGTTCTTTTTATGTTGACAACCCTTGTCATTTCCCTTGCCTTGTCTATTTCAAATTTTGTTAACGTTAAACCTTTTTGATTTGTAGAAACTTGCGAAAGATTTTCAGTATTAGCTTTTGCAAGTTGTTTCTTTTCTCTATTGAAATCTTGTCGTGAACCCTCTTTTATCTTTGCCCGTTCTTCCTTTAACGAAAGCTTACTTGGTAGAAATTCAGACTTTTCTGGCTCTCTTTTCTTAACTCTATCAATCTTTGCATTGTAATTTTTTACTATGCGCTGTAGTTCTTTTTCGTCTTTATCTCTCCATCTAATATTATTTCGTTTAGACAACTCAACTCACCACCTTTTTTAATAACAACATAGAAACCACGTTTTTCAATTGATGAATATAGAATGATATCAAAATAATCAGTAATGTTAAATGGTATGTTATACCTTGATGTAAATTTATACTCTTGTTCTAATCGGTTTTCTTCATAAGTTGAAAAGAACTTTTCAAGATAAAGACTAGATGAAAAATAAAAAATCAATGTGGGGGTTTCCAAACAATACTTGCTTTTCTGTACATTATAGTAAATTTTAGGTCTTGCCACTTTCTTCACCTCCTAATGTTTCACGTGAAACATATTAAAAAGGAATCAGGGAATTAACCCTAATTCCTTTATGATTATATTAAACTAATTCTAGTGATAACATCTTGCGTTCCGCTTTGCTTACTTGCTTCACTCTCATTCTAACTGGCTCATTCCAAGTTGGTACACCAAACAATTTGATGATTTTCTTCAATCCACTAAATACACCAACAGAAACGCATTGATAACTCACACCAGCTTTGTCGATTAAAATGATTCTAGGGCATTTAACAATTTCCCCTGTTGATTCTTGTTCAAGTTCAACGATTTCAACGATAACGTCAGTTACTTCGATTTCCATATTGATGAAGTCAGCAAGTCTTTTGTCAGGGTTGTTAATTGCATTATACAATGCAACCTTACCCTCTTTGGTTGTTGGGTTCAGAGAATAAAAACTTCCTAGGTCAGCTTGTTCCATTAATGTAGGAGCAAAAGAATCATCATTTCTTACTACTGCAACTGCTGTTGCTTTTGTTTCTGCAACTTCTCCTGTGAATGGGTTTACTTCTGTAGCTTGTACTGATTTTGCTTGTTTGTTCATATTATTTTACCTCACTTGTGTCGGCTGTGGTTGATGGTGTTACAACGGTACTATGTGCAATAAAAGTTTCAACTGGCATTTCTCTTAGTTCCTCAACTGCTGTGATTTCAACATAGAATCCTGTATTACCCGTTTCTTTTAAGTACTTCATAGCGACTTTGCTTTTCTCGACTTTTCCTGTTGTGCTTTCTGTTTTCAGAATAGCACCAGATACAGAATCCTTGATTAAAACTTGATTTGTTGTGAATGTTCTTGAAATTGTTTTAGACATTTAATGTCCTCCTTAGTAAATAATTGTTGTTGGCTTGTCTTTTCAATAGGAAGATTGCCATTCTACCCTAGACGCTTCACAGCGTTTCGACTAATAATTGATGCTTACAACGTATCCGTTTTGATGTTAAAAGCTATTCCATACTTTTGGTGACTTTGGTCAAGTTCACCGATTGTTGCTTGTGCATATAAATCTTTTATTGTAATATTTTTCAATGATGAAGGTATTAATGATTTCATTTGTATTACCTCCGTAATTTAATCTAAGTTCAGTGCAACTGTTCCCTTGTGCACCGTTCGTTCGGTACTCCCTAAGTATACACTATTTTTTAACATAATGCAAGCTTTTTTCAATAAATTTAACAAATATTTACAAGAAAATTTTAGATAAAAGTATTGCTTTTTGTTTATATATGTGATTTGCTGTTTGTGATATAATAGTCCTATGGAGGTGATTATCTATGACACTTAAAGAACTTATGCAAGCACTTGTCGAAACTGAGGACCAAATGGAGCGTATGTCCTTGATTGAAGCAAATGCAACGTTGCTAGTTGAACCTGAAAGGACTGCTAGTGAAGCTGGCGAAGATTTTGAAACAAAGTACAATGAATTAAAGAAGAAATACATTGATACTTTTTTCAGTGGAACTGGCGAAACAGAGGGAAGTGCAACAAGTAAAACAAACGAAGAAGATGAAACAACAAAAGCTGAAAGCATCACGATTGATGATGTATTAAAAGGAGGTAAGTAAAATGGCAGATTTTAAAACAAGCGATTTATTGAATGCAATTAGAAACGGTGCATCACAGGAATATCAAGACAGAATACCAGTGGCAACACAAGCAAATATTGCTCAGGTTGGTTCAGCTATTCTTTACTTGTCCTACACTAGAAATGAGTTCGTTGGCGCACTCTTAAACAAAATCGGTTTGAGTGTTGTTAAGTCCAGTATGTTTGAAAATCCTTTAAAGGAGTTTAAAAAAGGTACACTTGAATGGGGTAAGAATATTGAGGAAATTTTTGTAGACATTATTGAAGCACAAGCTTTTGACAGTTCACTTGCTGAAACTGAACTATTCAAAAAGAACAAGCCAAATGTCAAGGCATTGTTCCATCAATTAAACCGTCAAGACATGTACAAGACAACAGTATCAACACCGCAACTAAAAACAGCTTTCAGTTCTGAAAATGGATTTGGTTCATTAATTGAAAGAATCGTTTCTATTCTTTACACATCCGATAATTATGATGAATTTTTACTGATGAAAAATCTAATCAATCAATATGGTGTTGAGGGTAAATTTGCAATGGTTGCTGTTGCTCCTGTAACATCACCTGAAACAGCTAGACTTGCAATGTCGAAAATCAAAGAAGTTTCAAACGATTTAACATTCATGTCAACAGCTTTCAATTATGCTGGCGTTACAACCAACACACCTAAATCCGACCAAATTGTATTAATCAACACAAAGTTCGATGCAATCATTGATGTTGAATTACTTGCAAGTGCTTTCAACATGGAAAAAGCTGATTTCAATGCAAGACGTGTTTTAATCGATGACTTTGGTGGATTGACAAATGTTATATGTGCCGTTGTGGATAAAGACTGGTTCATGGTTTATGACAACCTTGTATCTAGTGAGGAAATTTACAACCCACAAGGTTTGTACTACAATTATTTCCTTCATCACTGGCAAGTAATGTCCACAAGCCAATTTGCAAATGCCGTACTTTTTGTTACTGTTGAACCTGATTTGACAGACATTAATTTATATCCAGCTACAGCAACAGTTGCAAAGGGTGGGTCACTTCAATTCTATGTTGAAACTGTTGGAACTGGCAACCCATCAAGTAAAGTTGTTTACACTCATAACGGTACTGATTCTTACATCTCGTCAACTGGCCTTTTAATTGTTGGCAAAAATGAAGCTGTTGCTGGTGGTGCAATTACTGTTACAGCTACAAGCATTGTTGATGATTCCATCACAGATACAGCAACTATTACTGTATCATAGGAGGTTAAAAGATGTTTACACCAAATACAGTTATTAAGCTACTAGAAAATGTAAATCTAAGCATTGACTATAAGAACACTTTTTCTTTTGCAAGTGCAAGCGCGCAAGCATCCTTTTTTATTGGTAAAACGAAGCTGACGCTAGATAATTTTACATACCAAAGAAAAGAAAGAATGTTAAAGGTTGGTGTAAACATTGAGTCTCTTTTTAATGTTTCATATTTAATGTTTCAAAATTCAAACTACGGTACAAAATGGTTCTACGCATTTATCACAGATATGCAATATATAAATGAACAAACAACAGCTATTATGTTTGAAATTGATGTGTTGCAGACATGGCTTTTTGATGTAGAACTAAAGAACTGTTTTGTTGAGCGCGAACACGTTGCAGATGATACTATTGGAGTTAACCAAATTGATGAAAATCTATCTACTGGTGATTACATAACTGTTGGTAGTGCTAGAATTTCTGAACTTGATGATTTGGCAATTGTTGTTTCTTCAACTGTTGACAGTACGGGTGAAGATGTTACAGGGGAATTATACACGGGTATTTATTCAGGAAATGCTCTTTATGCATCAAGTGATTTTGAATTTGTTAATAGCTTTATAACAGCACTTTCTAGTTATGGCAAGGCTGATGCAATCAATAACATCTTTTTAATGCCTAGTGCATTGATTGATAATTTTGAAGACCCAATAAGAGTTAGTGCGCCACTAGCCAAAAAGCTAAATATCAGCGTTGCAAAAAACATTACTTCAATTGACGGATACACACCTAAAAACAAAAAGGTTCTTTGCTATCCTTACAATTATTTAATGGTTGGTGACAATAAAGGCAATACATCAATATACAAATACGAACTCTCAGGTACTTCAACAATGGACTTTTTTGTTAGCTGTGATGTTAATGCAAATCCAACTGTTTACCTTGTTCCAAAGAACTATAAAGGGTTGATTGAAAACTTTGATGAATTTATGACATTAACAGGATTTCCTCTTTGTAGTTGGACAACAGATATATATAAAAATTGGTGTGCTCAAAACGCTGCATCAAACGCTGTTGGAATCGGTGGAAGTGCATTATCTCTTGTTGCTGGTGTTGCTACAGCAAATCCCATTGCTATTGGTGCTGGTGTTTTGGGTGTTGCTTCATCAATTGGTAATTTCTACGAAAAATCATTGCAACCAAATCCTATCAAAGGTAGTGTTACTGGCGGAGGTAGTGTTGCGTTGGGTGTTCAGAACTTTACATTTTACCAGAAAACTATACGTGCTGAATTTGCAAAGATTATCGATTCATATTTTGATATGTATGGTTACAAGGTTAATCAAGTAAAGACACCCAATGTTAAAACTAGAACAAACTGGAACTTCATAAAATTAATCGAGTCTAATATATTTGGTAACATACCAAACAAAGACAAGGAAAAAATCAATGAGATTTACAAGAACGGTTTAACATTTTGGCATAACGATAATGTTGGAAATTACAACAGAGTTAATGCTACAGTGTAAAATGTTTCACGTGAAACATTAAGGAGGTGAGAAAGTGTCAAGAAATAATGAATCAGAAAGTTTAATATGTTCAGGTTGGGAAGATATCTATTTGAATCTGAAAGAATTGTTTATATCATCTTTCAGGTGGGAGAATCTCCCTGATGGAATTAACCAAAGATACCTAGAGTTATCATTATTTGAAAACAATCATGTTGCATTTTTTTATGACGATGTTATGGAAAAATATCTTGTATTGAAATCAATGGTTCAAGGTGATTTGGATGTTTACTACGAACCAAAGAAAATCAAGGTTATTGGTGGTAATGGTTATCAAAGACTGTTGACAAATCACAAAGACGCTGTTTTGATTTATAACAATTATATTCGTTCTTCTCCTCAACTTAGAATCATGGACTATGCAAAGAGAATCTATTGGATAGAAAGAACTATTGATGTAAACATCAATCAGCAGAAAACGCCATTCATTGTTAAAGGTTCAAGAAAGAATCAACAAACATTACAGAATTTCTTTCAACAATTTGATGATTTCAAGATGCAAATATTCATTGACGATTTGGTTGATGAAAACAAAATCACAGCTACAGCATTAAACGTTCCCTATGTGGCAGACAAGTTACAGGAGCAAAAGAAAAAGCTCTGGAATGAAGTGCTTTCTTTTATCGGCATAGAAAACAACAATTCCGAAAAGAATGAAAGACTAGTTGCAGATGAAGTCATGGTATCAAACGGTTTGGCAATTGCAAATCGAAACAGTAAATTACAAGCAAGAAACGACGCTGTAAAGGAAATTAACAAAATGTTTAATCTGAATATCAGCGTTGACATTAATAATTTATCGGTGCTGGACGCTGGAAGGGGTGACGGTATAATTGAGTAAATACACTACAGAATTAAAAAATATACTTGATAGTGGTTTTGATTTAGGAATGAAAGATTATCCTGTTATCTCTGAGGAGTACAGAACCAAACTCAATGCAAAGATTTTCAATCACTACATGTTTAACGAAATTGGTTTCGAAACTGTGTCAGTTTTCAAGCATTACCTCAATACTACAATGGATGAAATAATGCCATATTACAATCAGCTTTTACAGTCTGAATTGCTTGTGATGAATCCTTTGTTGTCATTTGAGAGAAAGGTTAATTCAGAAAAGGACACTGGTTCAACTGTCACAAAAAATTCAGAAAGCACAACCAATCAATCATTAGACAATACAACAACCATTGACAACACGACCACAGCGAACACCGATGAATCAACAACCACAGGGGTCGACACGACGCAAGATACAACAAACCATTTAGTTAAAAACAATGTTGTAAATGACATTGGAAATGGTAAAGACATTTTTAGTGACACACCACAAGCGTTATTAACCAATACAAACATTGATACAAATTATTACGCTACAAATGCAACTGTAAAAAGTAATGTTGATTTAGTTACTACAGACGAAACGCACACGCTGACAGATGGTATTGTTAAAAATGAAGATTCTACCGTTATCGTTGACGGAACTGTTGTGAATGTTAGTGATACAATGTCAACGGCATTCACAACAAATGGAAGCGCAAGCAATTGTACGGCGGACGCAACAAATGATAAGATAACGATTACGAAAACTGGACATTATTTGGTTAATTGTCCGGTATCGTTTTCGGGTCAAAGTCCTAACGTAAATTGGAAAATGGCCGCATTTTGGAACAATACAGAACAGCCACAGATTCACGTTCAAAGAAAAATTGGAACAGGCGGAGATGTTGGCAGTACGACTTGCACCGGAATCGTTAATGTAACTTCGGTACCAACCGATTTAGATATTCGCTTTCGGCACGATCAGGCGGGCAGTGAAAATATTACAGTGGTATATTCAAATTTAACAGCAACTTATATAGGAGAATAACTATGAAAAAATTACTTACAATACTTTTTCTTGCAATAGTCGTTACTGGATA